CAATCGAAATCAGTTATGGCAAAATCAAAAGTTGGTCTAGTAAAGTCGAACTACACTGAAGGAGCACCGAAGAAGACACGTCAGGGGCGTTCTAAGAACACTCACCTAGGTGCAAGTTCACGTAATGGTCGTAAGAAGCGTTATCGCGGACAAGGAAGAGGTTGATGAAAGATTTACTGTTCATCTCACAGGATAAAGAGATGGCACTCATTCAGGAGATGTCATATAAGATCAAAATGTCTAATTGGGATATTCATCCTAGTAAGACTTGTTTCTTGTGTGTGTCTCCTGATTATTCTGGTATTGTAACTCAGCATCTCTCGCATTCATTATCAATGGATCGGGAGATTTTTCATATTGAAGCAGTGAATGTGCCATTTCCAGATGAGAATGTAGAGAAGTATAAACTTGATTTTGAAATCAATTTTGCTGATTGGGTATTAGACTGGGATAATTTTGTATTATGCGAAGCAGGTGTGATTCGTGGTGGCAATTACACATGGATTACTCAATCTATGGAGAAGTTTATTCAAAAAAATTACTATACTCTTTCATTATGTGAAAATATACATAGTAAGTATAAGAGTGACTTAGTTTCACTATACTACGACGATTCCATCGAAGATTTACATTTTTGGTGGGAGAGACCAAATAATCATTGGGCATAGGGATAGCAACCCCAAAAAAAGTTCTAATCAAACTTTTCAAAGGAGAACTATGGGATTATTTCCAGTAGATAAAAGTGGTGAGTTTATCGAAGAAGGTATGACACTCATCACTGAAACAGACAGTGATCGCCTTCTAGATGCTGCTGCAAAGCGTCGCAGATCAAAGATGAAGGAAGAACTATACCCACTTCCTGAGGACCGCCTTGAGCGTCCTTGTGGAGGAGCAGGAGGATTTGATGATTTTGTAGAGCGTTGGCACGAGTGAATAAATACAAATAGCTTCGTATCTTCTTGCAATGCAGACCTTCAAGACGTTTAAAGATTTAAGCGTCACATTTAAAAAACATCCTATGACCGATGAGTTACTCACGGTCAAGGATAAGGCTGCAATTCAACAGTCAATCATGACATTATTGTTGACTGAGCAGAATGAAAGACTGTTTAATCCTAATCTAGGCAGTTCGATTTCATCAATGTTATGGGAACCGTTAGACTTTGCTAGTGCTACAATTATTCGTAGTGAGATTTATAGAGTTTTAGCAGAATATGAACCAAGAGTTGCTGTCGATGATGTTATTGTAAATCCTGATTTTGATCAAAATGGATTTGAAGTAGAGCTTCATTACTCAATTATTGGAAGAGACGATACAGCACAAAACGTATCCTTTGTACTAGAGAGAACTCGATAAATGCCATACGCTCAGATTTCTAATCTTGATTTTAATGAGATTAAGGTAGTTCTCAAGGAGTACATGAGAACTCAGTCAGATTTTACTGACTACGACTTCGAAGGTTCTGTTCTCAGTAACTTACTGGACGTACTTGCGTATAATACTTATTATACAGCATTTAACACTAATATGGCAATCAATGAGTTATTCATTGATAGTGCCACAATCAGAGACAATGTAGTCTCTATCGCAAGACAACTTGGTTATAGACCAAGATCAATTACTGCTGCAACAGCATATGTAAGTTTTACCGTAGATTTTGCAAATCCAACAACTGACACTGAATTAATCCTTAAAAAGGGTAGTGGATTTGTTGCATCTTTCAATAATAAGATATATCAGTTTGTAACACCTACTGATGTTAAGGCACAAATTTCAAATGATGTTGCAACTTTTTCTGATGTTCTAGTAAAAGAAGGAACACAGATAGAAAATACTTTTGTGGTCAATAGTTCTAACAAATCTCAAAAATTTGTTTTGGATAATAGAAATATTGATGCATCAACAATTCAAGTAGAAGTTTTTCCCGATGGTTCTGATTTTAGTGAACCATACTTATTATCTGATAATATTTTAGATATTACATCATCATCAAAAATTTTCTTCTTGAATGAAATTGAAGATCAGAGATATGAAATTATTTTTGGTGATGGGATTATTGGCAAAAAGATTGAAGATCAATCGACAATTAGAGTCAGTTATATTGTTACTAATGGTCCAGAAGCAAATGGCATTAGAACATTTGTATTTTCTGGCACTTTAGAAAATCCTTTTGGTGTTTCTCCATCATTCTTTGAGAGTGAAGTGATATCTACAGTTGCAGCATCTGGAGGAGAACCTATTGAGAGTATTTCCGAAATTAAGTTTTCTGCTCCAAGAATATTTGGCACACAGAATAGAGCAGTTACTTCAAGTGATTATGCATCAATAGTTCGCAACATTTATCCATCTGTAGGTGATATTATAACTTTTGGTGGAGAAGATCAAGATCCACCAGAATATGGAAAAGTATTCATTTCCATCAAACCAAGAGATGCTGCATATTTGACATCTTTAACAAAGCAAGAGATTGTACAAAAATTAAAGAATTATTCTGTTGCTTCTGTTGAACCAGTAATTATTGATCCTTCTATTTTGTACATTGAAGTCAATAGTAAAATTTTCTATGATGGCACTAAAACTGATTTGACCCCCCAGCAAGTACGAGCTTTAGTTATTGGCGGTTTTCAGTCATATATTGAAAAGTCCGACACAGAAAAATTTAATGGCAAGTTTAGACACAGTAAAGCAGTTGCAGTTATTGATAATACATTAAAAGCAATCAATTCCAATATAACGGAAGTTGTGATGAGAAAAGATTTCTATCCACAACTCAATTCTACATTCTACTATGAGATTTGTTTCCAGAATGCATTTGATAAAGATTGTGATGGACCAACTCTTTCTACAACAGGATTTAGAGTTACTGAGTATCCTAATTTTGATGTCTATTTAGAAGATAGGGATGGCAAAATTGTCCTATATAGACTAGACTCTATAACTGGAGAAAAAGTTGTTCTTGACAAGGAAGTTGGGGACATTGATTATTCAAAAGGCGAATTAAAGATGTACGATTTGACGATCATTAAAGGATCATTCTTTGATAATCGTATTTCGGTTAGAGTAAAACCAGCTTCTAATGATATCAAGGCATCCCGAGAGGTTTACCTTGATGTTGACGTAGCAAATTCATCCTTCATTTCATATAAAGAGTAATTAAATGGCTATTAAGACCAAAAAGATCTCTGCTCTTATTGAGTCACAACTTCCTAATTTCATAGTAGATGAGTATCCACTCTTTTCTAAATTTTTAGAAAAGTACTATGAGGCACAGGAAAGTCCTGGTCAGCCATTAGATATATCTAATAATATTCTTGAGTACACTGATATCAATTACTATGAAACAAATCTACTCAATGAATATTCATCACTAACACAAGATATTTCTAATTCAGATTTAGAAATTGTTTTAGTCGATGGTAGTTCATTCCCAGAAAAGAATGGATATGTAAGAATTGATAATGAAATTATATTTTATTCTACACGAGTTGATAATGTTTTATCTGGATGTTCTAGAGGAGTAAGTGGTACTACTACTTTAGGAGATCTTTACGAAGAGTCTACTTTTGTAACTACAGAATCAGCATCACATTTTTCTGGTTCATTAGTATACAATGTAAGTAATTTATTTTTATATGCTCTAAGTAAGAGTTTTGAATCTCAATACCTTGCTTCGTTCCCAGAAAAATATCTCAAGGGTGGAGTAGATAAGAGAACATTAATCAAAAATATTAAACAGTTCTATAAAACCAAAGGAACTGAATCATCAATTAGATTTATTTTTAATTCTATTGTATCAAAAGATACACGAGATGTACCAGAAAGTTACAACCCAACGGACTTTACTTATAAGTCTTCAAAGTCCGATTGGATTAATACATATGCGCTGAAAGCAAAAGTTATTTCTGGTAATCCAGAGGATCTCATTGGAAGAGTAGTAATTCAAGAAGCAACACAAGAATACGGATATGTCTCTGCTGTTGTTGATAATGTAAAGTCACAAGGAACTTTTGATGGTGAAGAAATTTGGAATATTGTTCTTGCTCCAGAAACAATAACTGGAGAATTTGCAATTTCTACCAAAACTCGTTTGGAGAAAAATTTATCTCAA